TGTTAAAGACGTCTTAGACTTTTACTGGAGCAGCTTGCGAAAACAAATGTCTAATCTTACTGCTGTAAGACTTGATGTGATGAACCTAGGTACATTTGAGATAATGCCTAAGACATTAAACAAATGTATTGAATCATATAAGAATTACCAAAAGGTTCCGGTACCTAAAACATTTGTGAGGTATGAAGCATATAGTCTTATAGAGGAGCGACTTAAACGCCTCCTAGAAATACAACAAGAATTAGAAAGCTATAAACAAATAAAACAAACCGTTATAGAAAAACGTTATGGTAAGCAAGATAAAGAAAATCTGGAAGAATAAGTGGCTTATCCTTGAGGGGATGTTTAACTATTACTTTACTCGCAAGAAGATTGAGAAAATTGCAAGCTACAGGAATGATATATGTAGCACGTGTCCGCTTATTGACCTCAAGGGTGATAAGTGCGAAGTACTCGGAACTCATCCGTGTTGTGGTGATTGTGGTTGTTCTCTTAAGTATAAGACTTATAGTATGTCATCAGAATGCCCACAAGGTAACTGGTTTGCTGTAATGAGCGAAGAAGAGGAGGACGATATAACTGCAAGATTAGAAGCTAATGAAAAGCTATCACCTATTGATGAACTTGTTGAAGAACTAGTAGAGATACCTGTTGATGCAAGGACTCTTTTTAAACCAACTATACTTAAGCAAATTAATGATAAAGTATATACTCAAGAAGATTATAATCTAAATTTAGATATAACTGATGAGTTTTTGGATGAGCCTAATCTTTGTGATAAGGCATGTTTTTTTAAAAATCATGAGCTTGTTGAGTATTATGAAAACCTTAACGCTACTAAAATTGCTAAGGGTAGTATATATAACGAGGGTGACTATGGTAAAATTATAAATGATGCCGCAGATATTATTGAATCTGCCCTGAATCAAAATAATGTATGTAATATATATGGACGTTGGAAGAAAACTATTTATGAATTATATGAATATGATCATACGTTATTTGAGTTTTGGTTTAAAAAGTATAGACCTTCTATAGGTTTTTTCTTAATGCATACATATGAGAATGATACCCGTGAAGTATTTATTAAGTTTTTTAGTCGACAAGATAGTCTTAAAACCGTTAGTTATAAACTTCCGTATAATAAGTAAAACCATGGCAATAGTATTTAAACCCGAGACTCATAGTTATACAAGCATTGATCCTAATGAAAACATTACATGGACAAGTGTAACTAGTGTTATATCAAAGTTTAAAAAACCATTTGATGCTGATACTATAGCTGCTAAGTCCGCTAAGAGTAAAAAAAGCAAATGGTATGGTATGACACCAGAAGATATTAAGGAAGCTTGGAAGAGTGAATCTAATAGAGCTATGAGTCTTGGTACTTGGTACCATGCGCAAAGAGAACGTGATATATTATCATGTGACACTATTAGTAGGGAGGACATTGTTGTGCCTATTTTTAAACCCATTGAAATTGATGGTATTAAAAATGCACCAGAGCAAAAGCTTGGTGATGGTGTATATCCAGAGCATATGATGTATCTTAAGAGTGCAGGGTTATGTGGCCAAGCAGATAGGGTAGAAGTTGTTAATGGCAAGGTTAACATTTATGATTATAAAACTAATAAAGAAATTAAACTCACCGGTTATACTAACTGGGAAGGAATTACTGATAAGATGCTTGATCCAGTTACTCACTTGGATGATTGTAATCTCAACCATTACTCACTGCAACTAAACTTCTATATGTATATGATAATAAAACATAATCCTAGACTTAAGCCTGGGAAGATGGTTATTGAACATATAAAATTTGAAGAAGCTGGTAAAGATGCTTATGATAATCGTGTTGTAAAGTATGATCCATTTGGTGAACCTGTTGTAGATAAAGTTGTAAATTATGATGTGCCTTATCTCAAGAATGAAGTTATAGGTATAATAAACAAGTTAAAAGAGAATGGCACAGCTTAATGCTAACATACCTTATATTGAGTGTTATATCAGAAATGAGTTTATTTTAGGCTCAGAAGGTGTTACATCAGGATATTTATTTGGTGCTAAGTCAATGCTTAATAGACCGTTACATTTTCATTTTCAAGCAGACTTTGGAGCTGTATTTTGGAATATGCCAATATCAGCATTTGTTACTAAAGATGACTATGATATTTTAAATAAAGATGAGCAGATTAGACTTTCTTTGCTGCAATCTTGGGATTCTCAAAGTAACAATATATCAGTAACTACATTTGCTTTTTTACAAAACAAAACTGTAGATGTTTTTTGCAGAGATAAAAAATGGAGATCTGGAACTTACATTACTACTATAGATGATTATGATGGTGATTTAAATGAGTTAAATCTTGGATATGCTAATCATCAAGACAGCAAATGTTTTCATCTAATAAAGTTAGATGATGGTAATTTTTGTGTTCAGCCTAACAACTTGTTAAGATGGCATAATCCAGATTTTATAATACCTTATGATAAAGAAAACCCCCCTAAGCTAAAGATATTTAAAGAACAAATGTCATCAGAAAAAATAGATAGGACATATGGTAATAGCCCATACTATTTTTATACTAATGACTAAATTTAAAAGTTATGATTGTTAAATTATTTGATATACAAAATGGAGTAATGATACCCAGCGAAAGCTGTTATACATTACCTACACTTAGAAGAATTATGGATGAGTATCCTGAGAATTACATAAAAGTATATCAGTACTTATTCTATATGAGTTGTCCGAACCCAGACATTAATCCATTTTTCCATATTGCAGATGATGATAAGGAAGAGCTTATATTAGCTGAAATAGATGCAGACTTTACTTCTGAAGATGACTTTATCCCAGGAGCTTTAGAATTTTGCAAAACGTTATATGAAACACCAACATCCAGAGCTTACAATGGTATTAAGCAAATGCTTGATAGACTTGGTAGGTATATGGAAACAACAAACATAACAGATGGAAGAGATGGTAACCTCACAGCGCTTGTTAACGCAGCGGCAAAGTATCAACAAATTAGAGAAGCCTACAAAGGTGCGTACAAAGATCTCCAGGAAGAACAAGGGGGTCGCGCACGCGGGGGAGCAGGACTTGCTTATGACCAAATGTGATTATCTATATGACTATTCCCTACAGTTTAATATCTACCAAAAGAAATGGCATGCTGTTCCTAAAGGGCGCATTGTTGAATATCTTAATGGAGAACTTAAGCTTAAAGGTTTTGATAGTCTTAAAGATCTTTTACATACTCTAAAAAAGAAGCATGCTACAACAAACTGATATAGAAATTCCTACATGGGAAAACAATGAGTGGTCAATTACCACCTTTGCTACCCGTGATGATTTCAAAGACTTTTTACTTAGCATATTTAAAGAACCTGGTCAATATCAATTTGATGAGGTTAGTAAAATGTTTAATGAGCAAGCTAGACAGTTTAATGAGTTTAACTTTTATTGTAAAGCACCTCAAGGAACTAAAGATTTTATTGTATACTGGAATGACCAGAAGAGTAAATGTAAAACGGGTGCTCTTTATAAAAGTAATGGGAACACGTGGTACATACCCCGTGACTATTATATGTGGCTAAACTTCCTACCTATATTCAATAAAGAGATTCAAAAGTTTGGCTTTGCAGATATTCGTGATGCACAATATCATATGGCATTGTATGAATGTTTAGCAGAACTAAACTATAGGCATTCTGCTATATTAAAGAAACGTCAAATTGCATCATCTTACTTTCATGCTGGTAAGATGATTAACCAGATATGGTTTGAGGAAGGTATTACCCTTAAAATGGGAGCTAGTCTTAAAGACTATATTAACGAGAAAGGTACTTGGAAATTCTTAAATGAATACGAGGCTTTCTTAAATAAACACACTGCATGGTACCGTCCCATGAACCCTAATAAGGTTATGATGTGGCAGCAGAAAATTGAGATGGTTGACCCAGTTAATAAACGTAAATCAGAAGTAGGTCTTAAGGGTGTACTACAAGGTATGTCTTTTGAGAAAGATCCTACCAATGGTGTAGGTGGACCATGCAAATACTTCTTCCACGAGGAGGCTGGTATTGCTCCTAAGATGGATACAACATTTGAGTACATACGCCCTGCTATGAAATCAGGATTTATGACTACCGGAATGTTTATTGCCGCAGGATCTGTGGGTGACTTGTCACAATGTGAACCTTTAAAGAAGATGATTACGCGCCCGGACGCGAATGATATATACTCAGTAGAATCTAATTTAATAGATGAAACAGGTGTTATAAGTAGGACAGGCTTGTTTATTCCTGAACAGTGGTCAATGCCACCGTTTATTGATGAGTACGGTAACTCTAAAGTGGAAGAAGCATTAGCTGCATTAGATGAGCAATTTGCTACATGGAAAAGAGAATTAGATCCGCAGGAATACCAACTCCGTATATCCCAGCACCCTAGAAATATCAAAGAAGCATTTGACTTTAGAACTGTATCTGTATTCCCATCTCACTTAGTAACATCACAAAT